CGATCAAGTGCGAGGTGGAGGCGCACGCCGATCTGCACGTAATCGCCGGGCATCAGCAGCCCAAACTTGCTGGGCGCCCAGCCGCGGGTGAGTAGCGATGTGGCTTCAGAGGCATTCGCCCCGTTCACCAGGGGCACGCCCTGGGCCATGCCCTGGGGAATGCGGCCCAAAGGGTCACCCAGGTAGAAGACGCCCCCCATGCCGCGCAGTTCGCCTAGCCACGCAATGACGGCCGCCGCTTGCGAGCGGGGCATCGGGGGAAAGCTGGCTTGGCCTTCCCACCAGTCGGCCATCCAATCCTGAATTTGGGTGATCCGCGAAAACGGCGAGGTTTCAGGGTCTACCGAGTCGTTCATCGTCCAATCGACCGAGCGCAGCCCGGGCGCCGACGGGAGAGCGACGATGTTCCAGCCGTTGAAAGTGCCGGTGATCACCAGTGAGCCATCAGCCGGAGCGCCGGTAGCCGGCGCGTACCCGGCTGAGGCGAACGGCACAAGAAATTAAGCAATAGAAAAGCCGCTCTGCGAGCGGCTCAAGTGACAACTCTATGATTTCTGAATCTATGATTGCGAACTATCTGACTGCAAACTCAGTGGGCTCTTCAAAGCTGCCGACTATGATGTAGCGCGGTTCGGTCATTTGGCATCGGGCTGCGGGGAGAGCTCGATCCGAAGACTAACCTGCCGCTTTGCAATCACGCGCTCGAGTATCTCCAGCGCGGCCGCAAATTCTTTCAAGGCCTTGTGTGTTGGCACACCCTCTACTGAAGTCCACGGCGTAGTGCAGCCCACACAGGTTGCCGGCAACGGCACTGGAGAATCAGAAAGACTGCGAAGACGCAGCGTGATGCTGGCGCCGCAGTGCTTGCAGGTGAGGTGAACGTTTACTAGGTCACTCAGTTCGACGTAGCGCTTCGTCTGCTCAGTCATGGCCACCAACCTACCACACGCGGCAAAATGTAAAAAATATACGAATTGTACAAATTACTGAACTTGCGCTCTAACTATGCGTTCTTGGGGCGGCGCTTGGCCCACTCCTGGCTGCTGGCGAAGCCGCCGCGTATGGCCGAGCCGTGGACGGCCACGAGCGCACGATTGACGCGCTGATCGATGGCCGCGGCATCGGCGTCCCTGGCGTCAATGTAGTAGGTGGGCGAGCCACCGCCCCCCAGCATGGAGCGCGATTGTGAATTCGAGAAGACGTGGCCATTCATGCCGCCGACCAATTCGGGGCCCTTTTCCCCGGTGAGATAGAAGCGGTCGGAAAAGATATCGCCGCCGCCGGCGTGGCCTCCGCCGAAGAGCTTGGCGAGAAAGCCGGCAATGCCACCGCCAGCTTTAGCCATGCTATCGGCGCCTCCCGAGACAGCGCCTCCGGACAATAGACTGGCCGCGCCCGCAAATTGCACGTAGAGGGCTCTGCTTGGAGAGGAGCCGTCTTTTTTGCCAAATCCGCCGAGGCCCAGGGCCTTCATACCAGCGCCCAGGGCGGTGTGGATGCCGCTCTCCATGGTTTTACTGGCCATGCCTCCGAAGTAATCGGACCAGGCATTTTTCTTTTGTTTGCCGAGGATGGTGTCGGCGAGGTTCTTTTCGAAACCGCTAAAGGCTTGCTGCATGATCTGGGCGGCCTGGCGACCGGTGTTGCGCGCGGAATCAATGTAATACTGGAAGAAGCCGTCCACTGAATCCATGTTCTTCTTCATGGCCTTGTCCAGGCTTTCAGTGAAGACCTGAATCGCTCTCTGCTCTTGCTCCGGGCTAATCAGATGAGCGGCAACCAGTGCATCGAGTTTCCCTTTTTCGACCGCGAGCGCCTGGCTGTAGGTCAGCGTTTTTTTGGTCACGTCGTTGAGAAAGTCAGCCTGTTCTTTGGTGGAGTTATTGAAGCGGGCCATAGCCTGGGCGACGGGATCGACGGCCAATTTCGGCATAGCGGCTTGCGGCATCGCCTGAATGGCGCTGCTGATCGAGGGCGGAAGTGCTAGCGGCGTCTTGGGGCTCAACTCGATGCCAAATGATTTGAGCACGGAGCCGCGCGTCTCAAGTATCTCAAGGGCGGCCTTCTGACGCACCAGGGCGGCGGTCATTTTTTCGACCGTTGCCGTTGCTCGGTCATATCGAGCATCCAAATCGGCCACCGGCTGCCCAGCTTTAACCGCGGCCTCTCTCGCCTCAAAGTAGCTCTTGGCCAACGACACAAGCGCTCTATCTTTTTGTTCTGTTATAGCCGCAAAAGGGTCGTTTGCCGGGATCGCGAGGGATTGCAGGCTGGTTGCAATGGTTTTCCCGAGTTGCTTGGCCGCCGCGTTCGCGGCTTCCAGATTTCGGCGACCTTCTTCCGCTTCGGCGAGCTTCAGTTCTTTGGCGGCATTGCGACTTTGCTTCTGAAGGTTCAGAAGTTCAGCCCCCAGTGATGATATCTCCGCTTCAAGCTGCTGAATGCGGCCCTGAGCCTCCGGGGAAAGCTCTCCCCCAATCGGCATGACAGATTCTGCGCCCGTTGACGCTAGCTCGCCCCCGTGGGCCTCCTCAAGCTTCATCTTCTCGCGAGCGAGCTTGGCGTATTCGTCACCCAGCTTGCGGACTTTTTTCTCATGCTCGGCGAGCGCGGCGTTAGCCTCTTTGAGGTTCAGCTGCTTAACCTGCATTGAAGAGAGTCCGATGCGTTTGAACTGCTCGTCGAGCTTTTTCCCCTCTTCGGCCATCTTTGCCAGGCTGTCATTGACCTTGATCTGTTCTTTATAAGCCTCCTGGTTAGCCTCTCCCCATCCGGCGAGATAGTCCGTCGCCTCTTTGATCTTGGGGCCAATTTTTTCCCACACCATCATGCCGATAGCGAGCGCGGCTGCACCGCCAAAAGCCGCAGAGAGCGCAGGCCCAAGTAATTTTGACTGGGCGATGACCCGCGCTATCGGCCTTGAAACGTGAACGCCCATAGCTTCACCGAAGAAACGCAGCGAGTGCGTGCCTTCGGTGACATTCGCTCTCATGGCGGAGGCCATCTTCCGTGTGGCGGCAGAGGTGGTTGAGCTGGCCTTCGCCATGTCGGACTGCAAGGTGGCGAGGTCCGCGCGAAGCCCGATGACTACTGTGCCGGCGCTAATTTGAGACATTTATGGGCTGCCCTGCTTAAAAACTTTTCGTGGCTCAGAGCGACTTGAGCCAATTGGTGACGCGGATACGCAGCTTGCCGAAGAGGGACGCCGAGTCATATTTCTGTTGCTCTCGCTGCGCTTCAACCACGAGCCGCCGATATTCAGCCGTTGCTTTATCGAGCTGCGCTTTTGCGACGCGCGCTTTCGCCTCGAGCTGATTTACCTCACACTGCTTTTGCTTAATCGGCGAGAGCCCGCTGCATGCATGTTCTTCCTCCATGCGCGCATGCTCCGCCGCCATGGCAAGCCGATTGTTGAGCTCGACCTGGCGGACGTGTTCGGCGCGAGCTGCTTCCGCGCTCCGCTGGAGAGTGAGCCATGCCGCAAATACGGCTACGACAATAAGGACGGCAGCTAGGGTTGCTGTGCGATGGCGCTTCATGTTGTCACCTCCGCATCGCCGCGGCAGATTTCGCGGAGCTCACCGTCCGGGAACCATCGCTTGATGCCGGCTTCGCTTAGGCGCATCAGCAGGAGCGAGGCTCCCGTTCTCGATACACCACTTGGGCGGCCGACGCCCGATATTGCGGCAATCCATAACTTCCCGCTATCGAGCTCGGGCGCAATCTCCGCCGCAATCTCTCTCGGCAGATGCCCGATGTCCTTGGCTTCGGCGGTCAACACGAGGACTGCGTTGTCGTCATACTTGTTGTTTGGCTCGCGCGATAGAAGCAGAATGTCCATCGGCTTCAAGTGCTTCAGGACCGCTTGCCGGGAGTGGCCATCCTTTGTCTTAAACGAGGTGCCGGCTACGCGACTGTGAAAGCTGTAATCGATCTCAGCCTTGAACTGCTCCAGAAATAGCTGCTCCGCAGCAACTATCTCTGCACGGGCAGCTGCGGGATCTATCCCCTCGGGAACTTCTATCCGGACTAAATCATCGCGACCGCGCTGGGCCGGGGGCTTGTTGAGATTGGAGTAGAAATAGTAGCCGATTACCACAGCGAGCAGAAATGCGAAGAACAGGACGGCTTCCACGGGGTTCCTCCTGAGCACTTGAAGGAAGTTGAAGGCGTCCAGAGTACCGCGTTTCTCGCGCTTTGCAAATTACATTCGTAACGCGGCTTCCAGCGCGTTATCCCTTTGACAAACCCAGAGGCGTGGGCTGCACCCCAGAGGACGTGAATGCGTCTTCGGGGGGCCCCGAGCCAAAGTGAAGTTTGAGGAAGCGGATTTGCTCCTCCAGGCCCATTTCCTTTTCCGGTTCTCGCCCTCCGGGAACGAAATCGAGCGGCGAGAGCGCCTTGCGATCGGGATCGCCGAAGGGCGCGCTATTCCCAACCGTGGCTGCGACGATGCCGGCGCGAAGATACGCGCGGCGCTCGCGCAGCTCGTGGCGATCGAGGAGGCGATCGAACTGCCGCGGCGTGAGGCCGCCAAACTCGGCAAGCGACAGCGCCAGGTCAAAGCGGGCCATGGCCCAGAGATCCAACAGCTTTATTACGCGGCGCTCGGTTGGACGGTCGCCGCCCCGGTAGGGTCTGGCTTTTCCTCGGGCTTGCTCAGAGTCCACGCCTCGAGGACCTTGCTGCTTACGAGCGGGACCTGGTTGCCGCGCATGAGGCTGCGGACTTCTTTCAGCGTAAGCTCAGGCTGCTCCTTGAGCGCGGCGGCCCAAAGCACGATGGAGAGCGCGGAGCCGTTGATCTTTTGCCACCCGCTCTCATCGAGCAGGTTGCGGCCGGTTTGCTCCTCGACGAAGGCGACGGCATTGAAGTCGAAGACGAGTTTCAGCTCGCGACCGCCGAGCGTGATGAGCACTGGCGGGGCGAGCACATTTTGCAAAGCGGTGGACATCGGGTGTGGTCTCCCGTTTAGAGATGCGGCCTGACGGCCGCGATTGGGATTCTCGATTTTTCGCTCGCAAACGCGAGCGCAAAGCGCAAGCAACATGCGTCGCCGGCTGATGGCTCTAGCTGCCGGCGGTCCAGGTGACGCCGCCCGAGACCTTCAGCTTGATAGAGATGGTCGAGGCTTTGTCATGCTGCAGCTCGATGTCAATGCCGGTGATGATGGCAGAGAAGGCCCAATTGCCCAGGCTGGTGGCGTAGGTCCCGAATGGTGGCAACACGATCTTGAAGTCGTTGGCGAGGCGCGACTGAAAGATCGACTCCAGCTCGGCCTGAGTAGTGTCGTTGGCGGAGAAGATGCCTGCGAGGCTGTATTCTCCCTCGTCAATCAGCGTACCTATAAAGCGCTGCTTGCCATCGATGTTGTCCATAGTCGTGACATCTTCGGTGCCGGCTTTGGCGCCCGACTTCTGGACGGTTTTGAGCAGGGCGACGGTGGTGAAGGTCTCCGGCGAGCCTCCGTTGCCATATTGCAATTGTGTGCCGAGGCCGATGAACGGCCCGCTGGAACCTGATCCTGGCATGGTGCTTCTCCTTAGAGGCTGATGTTCGCCTCAGCCGGGTACGGGCGAAAGATTGCCCTCCGGCTGATGGCTCACTGTTGGTACCAAACTTCGAATTCGAGCATGAGGCGGTATTCGAGGGGCACGTCTTCAAAGAAATCGATGGGCGGCCCAAGCGGGAATATCCCTGAGACGTTGGTCTCGGCAGAATCGGTCAGCGCCCCGCTAAAGCTTTTGAGGCAGTTGCGCACGGCGAGCGCGAGCGCCTGTGCCGCCCCATAGTTACCGCCATAGCAGTCGACCTGGAGGCGCAGCATGCTAAAGCCGCTCGCGCCTTGGAGCGTGCATTCCTCTGTGCCGGTGATGACGTTGTAAACCAGGTACGGCGTGACCGCCGCCTCCGGGGCCTGCACGGGGAAGACGCCGTTGTCGCCATCGGGACTGTCAGCTGAGGTGCGTGACGCGGGCAGACCAACGACAGCCTTGACGCCGGCATCGTTCGATAGTCGCAGCGCCAGACCGTCTTGAATCACTTACACGCCTCGCTTTGAGCGGAATGACTGCCACGTCTCGCCGCCGGGCGTGTGCTGCTTTACATAGTCGGACCAGGCCTGCTTAGCAGAGAGGGACTTGCGCGTCGCGCTTCGGCCAGCTTTGGCGTCCCTTGCACTCGCAGATCGGCCTCCCATATTAGCGGAAATCCCGCCGTCGGGCAGCGCGGCGGAGCTCGTGCCGGTGCCCGTAACGCACGGCCCCAGCAGCGCCCGAATAACCTCGACAAAAGCCTGCAGCGCACGGTCCGCGCCAGCGGCGAAAGCTGGACGCATGAGGGGATGGGGCGGGATCATCGTGCCTTTGCTCTTACCATTTTTGCCCGACGGGCTGCGGTGGCCAAATTCCAGAAACTTTATGAAGACTCCCGGATCGTCTTCGCTGTCCTTGGTTCTTCCAGGAATATAAGCGGGGCCGACTTCACAGAAATTCTTGGAGAGATCGCTGCCCACTTTGGCGACGATGACCATGTCGCCGGCGAGCTCGCCGGTCAGCCTGGGGATGGTGGCCTCAATCTCGTCGAGGAAGACGGTGCCGCCGGCGATAAGCGCTTCGCGCATGGCGATCCGGGAGGCGTTAATCGGCATGTTGAGCAGCGTGGTCTGCAACTCAGCAAGGCCACGAACCTCGATCTCTTCGGCCATCTAGCTGCGCCCCTGACAAAACCGCTGGCGCACAACCCGGAAAAACGCCCAGGCCCATAGAAATGGCATTGCCCAAGCCCGAATCCCGATGGTGACCGTCATGCCCCCCGGAGCTTGAACCAGCGGGCCGACTTTTATCCAGAACGGTAGTCTCATTGCCTCTCCAAACAAAGCAGGTTCAATTCTCGGTTGCGCATCTCAGGATTGGAGACGGCTTGAATCTGAAATGTGCGCCCCTGAAAAACAACCTGCATCTTGGGCACGACTCCGGCGATGTAGCGGATGTTCATGCGGTGCGTAACTTCGGAGACGAACTGTTGCGTCCGGTAAAGCTCGCGGTCCTGCACCTCACTGATCTCTGCCCAAACGCCGGAGGCAAAAGGCACGGTCGCCGGCGTGAGATCCCCGAAGCTGCTCTGCGTGGCAGAGGGCTGCATGATGTTGATCAGGTGGCGGCGCCGGCCGGCTCCGGTCCAGCGAGTGCTCATCTATCGGCCTGCAATGATTTCATCGTCTAGGGCTTCGAGGTCGTCGTAATCGCGGGAGTTGCGACGAAGTTCGTCGGCGCTCGCGATAATCTTCTTTACCTGCTCGTAGCGCTGTTCGAGAGTGCCTTCCGGCCTGAGTCCCTTGCCGCGGTGATAGCCATAGTAGCCGCAATGGCATGAGCGCGGTTTAACTGGCCATGCCGAAGGTAGTCCGCTCATCTTCACCAGGCGATGTATAAGGCCGTCCTGCTCGGTGAATCGCCCAGCGAAGCCGAGATCGGGAAAGTTGCTCCCGATATAGCCGTCCATGTTGCCGTAGTACTCCGGGCGCGCGTGCTGGATGACTGTCGCGAGGGCGTTTCGCGGGAAGCAGACCCCATAGGAGCAGAAATCCACGGTGCCGTAGAAGTCGTCCGCGCCTTCAGGCGGCGGGACTCTCGGGCTCTTGCAGCCGACTGAGCAAAACCATCTTCCGGACCTCTGCACGCGATAATGCCAAGTGAAGAAATCGGGCGTGACCATGACGTCGTCTTCTACCTGGAAGACGTATTCACAGCCCGTGCCGTAGGCCTCTCTGTAGGCCTCGAGGACATTGAAGCTGTTGCCGATAAATCTGTGCGGAGCGCGAGTCAGAAGGTAGATCGAGAGGCCTGGACATTTCGTCGTTACTCTTTCGATCTCGTCTTTCGGAGCGGGCACCCGGTTCTCGTGGTTGTCGACGTACACGCAGATGTCGAGCATTCGGCTCTCAGGGCACGCGGCGATTCTTTCGAGGCAGAGCCAGAGATACTCGGGCCGGGAAAAGGTCGGCACCACTACGATGTCGGGCTTCATTTGTCTGTCACCTTCTGGTGAGCGTCACGACTTTTTCATCATCTCCAGGAACGGGGCCGGATCTGTCTTCGCGCAGAAGTGAATGAAGTTCGGATATTGGCCGCTCACCCTGTTGAACGGTCGTCCGTCGCGCCTCTCCAGCTCGCCGTGTTCCTGCGTCATCGTGTAGAACAACTTCGTCTGGCTGTCGATGGGAGCAAGCGGGCTGTTCTCGGAGCGAAGCCTGTTCAGTAAACGCTGGTCTACAAAGCTGCCGTGTTCCGGAAGGCTCGCAACCAAGCATTCAAGCCACTCGGACATCGCGCGATGCGTGCCAGCCATGAGGCCAGCGTTGACGTAGCGCCAGGCGTTGCCAGTGTCGGGAAAGCCGAACGATAGTTCCGGTTCCGGCCAGCAGACGCGCTCAGCGGAAAACAGCACGCCGCGGTCGGGCACTTTCGCCACCAACTCCTCCCGGAGCCCGTAGAATAAAACGTCCCAGGCATCCGCGATGATGATCTTGTTGAATCCGGAAAGGTGCTCGAGAGTGCGCCGCTGCGAGGCTACCCGCTGACCGAGGTCGCCAAGATTGTTATTGGCCCATTCTTTCGGCATCGGCTCGATATTCACGGCAACGCCGGCATTAACCAACTGCTCGACATAGGTTCGCATCAGCCCAGCGGACCGGCTCGCGGCCATGGAGACTACGATCTCGCCGTGGTTCATGCCGTCGCTGCCCTTAGCTCAATCGCTTTGCCGAACAATTCATTCAGTGACGCTTGGAACTCCGCGCAATCAGCCTCGTACTTCGCCCTGGCCGCCTCGCTCGCTAACCTGATTTCCTCTTCGCTCATGGCAAGCGCGCGCTCAATACCATCTCGGATAGCCTCCGGGCTCACATCGAAGTAGGGCGCATGGTTAGCATTCCTTCTGCGACAGGAGGGAAGACGCACCGGAGCGCCGGCTTCGTCCATCGGGGCGGCGTCGGTGGTCATCAGGATCGCCCCGACCGCCTGCGCCTCGTGAATGGCGTGGCCGTAGCCTTCGTAGGCTGATGGCAAAAGGTGAAACAGGTGCGAGTTCAGAAACAACGTCAGTTGCTCTTCGGTGACGCGCCGATATGAACTCGTTCTCGAGCCGACGCCCACAAAATGCTCTGACACGACGGTGAGGTCTATCTCTGGCGAGTACCTCCGCCAACATTCGACGACGGCCTCGGTGTTCTTGGCATGTGACTTTCCGGCCAGGTGCAGAACTTTGCGTTCGCGCTGGATTTCCGGGCGGTACAGATCGCGCGCCTGCCAGCCGATATATCGGGTCTTCGGTCCTTTGCCGCGAAAGATTCGCTCGCAGTCGTGGGTCTTACAAAGGACTGACTCGATCTGTGGCAGATTAACGTCCCACCCGGCGAACCACCACTCGGGATTCGGGATCGCCCACTGGCGAGGAGCACGCTGGAATATGCCAAGGTTCAGGAGCTCAATAAAGATATTCAGGTCCGCGCGCGGCGCCTCCTTGGCGTTCCACATGATGCCGTTGACTTCGTAGCCGCGCTTTTCCAGCTCCGCGCGCAGCATCTCGTAATCCCGCTGCAGCCCGACTCCGTTGGTGAGGTTAGTGCAGACGTTAATACGCGCCACAGGCCTCCAGGAAGGCGTCCGGAATCTCCTCGATCGGCACCACGGGCCAGCGCAGCGGCACATGATTGCAGGTGTTGCCGGCATGGATGCGGGCAACGATGAACTGGCCGCCGTCGACCGACACAAGCTGCCGAGCGGCCTTTGCCGCGTCGACGAAGTCGTTGTCTTCCTGCATGTCGGAGTTGGTGAACTGGTTGCGCCGCCAAAAGTCCCGGCGGTAGCAGAGAGCAGTCCCCAGTGAGTAGTGGTCCGGATGGCCGTCCCAGATATACTTGCTGGCCTCGCGTCTTGCTGGGTCGTAAAAGAGCCCGGAATGATAACCGCTGACCGCCTTGCCGGAAGCGAGCAGGCGCTCGATTTGGTCGCGGATCCTGCCTGAAGCGCTCCAGTCGTCGGAGTCGAAATGGACTATAACTTCGCCAAGTGCCACTTGGCATGCCAAATTGCGCTTGGCACCAATGCGACGGCGTCCGGCGAGCCTGACGTAGTGCACACCTGGGCGCCCGGCAAAGAGGTCCCAGAGCACATCGGGGCCGTCATCGACGACGACCAGCTCTTTTTCCGGCCAGTCCTGCGCGAGATAGGAGCGCAGGGCAATCGGCACCATCTCGCGCCGGTTGTGGGTGGGCATGATGCAGGAGACGAGCACTAGATGTTTCCGCCCAGCATCGGACCTTGGCGCACTTCGGGAAAGGTAGCGCTCGAAATGGTGATCTCCAGCAGGCCGGGATAATCGCGCGATTCGCAAACGGACTCGCACTGGGCGTCTGCGGGAACTGCGGCGCTCAGCACCCGGTAATGCTCGGCATGCTCGCCCGGGGTGAACATCTGCCGAAGCAGCTCCCAGGACACGAGAAATATCTTGAGCCGCTTTGCCCCCAGGCAGGTATCCGATCGATAAAGCGTCATTTTCCGCAGGCCTCCTTGTGGGCTTTTCGCCAGCCGGAGAGGTCGAGCGGCCAGAGGGCGTTGTCGCTTGCCTGCCTGCCGGGAAACTTTATGCCGGCTTCGCTCTCGATGACCTGGAGCGCCGTGATCCATGGCGCCAGGTCGCCTTTGTTGATCGGTTTTTGCGGCATCTCGAAGGCAAGGACCTCTCCGCTCTTTTTGTCGACCAGGACTTTGAAGAATGCGCTTGGAACAGCGACGTCTTTGCCGAGGTGTTTCGGTTTGTCTGAAAATATGGGGCCGACGTAGACGATGAGATCCCCGCGTGACCAGGCCCAGGCCCGGACGGACTCTTCCAGCCGCGCCCATTGCTGGCGATTGAGGCCGCCAAGCTGGGGCGCGACGTTGACCATGGAAAAGGAATCGTAAGAAACATCGTCACGCCAGCTGGCGTCTTCGGCGCTCATCATGTGCCCGAGGTCATAGCCGCTGTCGAGGTATTCGCTCGCTTTGGCACTCGGACCCTCACTGTGAAAATTGGCCTTACGCGGCAGGCATCCCAGGGTGTGCTTGGCCGTCAACTCATAAGCAACCAGGCGCGGCGAGTGCAACACAGCGTCGTAGAGCGAAACGTAGGCCGTCTCGCAGATCTTCTCGGTCTGCGCCTCGACTTGAGGCAGCGGAATATTGGGGCACTCTTTTGTGGCCGCGGGCAACCGCGCCGGCAGAAGCAGGGCGGCGCCGAGTACCGGAATGAGGACGATCCAGTCGATGAGCCTTTTCATGTAGTCAGACCCTCAAATTCCAGAGCGGCGTCGGTCGGATAAGGATCCTTCGCTCTGTCACCCCGACGCCGCTCAGGATGACAACGCGCTGACTATAACCTCAGGTCGCGATAAGGATAGAGCAACTGCTTGGCGTCCATCGGAACTTCATGCAATTGGTCGGCAGCGCTGTTTTCGCGGTTCTCATACCAGTGGCCGGCGAGCATCTTGATGGCATTGCGAATGGATTCAGGAAAGATGCCGCCCCAGAAGGCGGTGGCCCCGGTGACCGCCGTAGCCGCGGCCTGCGCAGCGGTGGCATTACCTTCGCCATCGACGCTGGCGATCGTGGTGACCAACGTAGCGCCACCCGGCCCGGCTCCTATGACAGAGAGCGCCTGGCCAACCGCCGGGCTGGGACTGCCGACCGGAAACGTGGCGCCGCCGAGCGCGGGAGAGCCAGCCGTAATGTGTACCACGGCGGCATTGGCGTAGCCGGCGGTGTAATCGA